CGTCGCGTTGTGCCCGTGTGTTTGGTGTTAACCTAACACCGAACCCACCGGCAACAACGTTTGACGACGTCGCGTTGTGCCCGTGTGTTCTCCAGGATGGCCGGAAAAGTATGCTAGACTATTGTCGCATAACTCACCGCCCTCCTTGGGAGGAACATATACATGTCAATATTTTTATTCTTGTATGTGGATTCTACAGGTAGCCTATTAGATTTTATAGGCTTGTATCAACTGTCCCTTACTGTGCAGACGCTCTCGAGTGCGCACTTGTGGAAAACTCAAGATCTTCTCTGATGCAATCAATATGCACGAGTTTGGTCTTGGTGGTTTTATCACGGGGAACTTTTCATTTAGAGAGAAGGGCTCAGGTAGAGCAATAGATTGATCTTTAAGGAGCTTTTTGTTGAATTTACCTAGTTGAGGCATATAGGATCTAGGTTTGGCGTTTGGGGGGAGAATACTCTCACCTTTCACAAATATAGATTCAATTGCTAAAAGTCCTTCTAGCTGACTGACACTATGGTCTTCTTTTGAAGACACACTGAATTCTTCAGTGAACAACGTACCATAAGAGGAAACACCTAGTTCTTTAAGACGGTCTGAGACATAGTCCCATACTCTCCAAGAGAATTTAGGTCGTGCAGGTAAAGTAAAAATATGTCTATTACGCCAAAACTTTCTCATCAGTCTCAAATCGAGTTCTGATGGTCTGAATTGACCGAAAATAGGCATACCTAAACCTCCGTACTCTTCTGGAACATACCATGGAATACCAAGTTTTGTAGCTTCTTTCAGAAACTTATCGTTTACATTTATGAATTTCTTCATAACACGTTCACGTGTAGCTTCTGGTGATCTTTGTATAAGTTCTCGACAAACAGATCCAAAAGATTTCTCTTTTGAAGAATCGTCTGCCTTAGAAACTTTAACCATAGATCTAGGAACTCCAAAAAGAAGCCCTGAATTAACAAACTTGGTTGCTCTATAGTACCTCATCTTAACAAACCTATCTACAATACGTTTAGGGCCTTCAAGCCTATACAAGTGGTTCTCCCTAACGGGAGGAGCCACAGATGTCCAATGAATGTTACCATTTTTAGACACATTGTATATGCTCACAGGTGAAAACGTCTGTTGTACCTTTTCGTAGATAGGATAAGTAATAAGTTTCTGTTGTTCATCTAAAACACCCTCATAACCCTCTGGGTTGTAAGTGAAGTTAGTGGAATTAATATCAAAGAAATACTGTGAAAAGAAGACCTTTCCTAACGATGGTTTTAAACCAAAGTAGGGAGCAATCTTTTCCCAAGCTTCTTTGCCTCTAATATTAGTAATCAACAGACCATCATCACCATTTACAGTAGCTTTACTCTTTTCCAAGGTTAATTTCTTTCCGTATGCAATTTCTTGCACCCATCGACAGATGGTGGCATTAATTAAACATAGGATTGGAAAAGAAACAATACTACCCATAAGCTGTCCGTTGTTTTGAAATTTTGCTGCATCACCCATACCTTCGAGATCAAGACCATTGAGATCTTTTTCCTTGAAAGCAGGAGGGTACATAATATGTTGAGTCATTGATTCTAGAAAGAGTTTTCTTTCAAAGGAGTCAAGGTTCAACACTTTACAAAGTTCTTCAATAACAACTTCTGAAGCCCATGAACGGATCTGATTTGTAGCATCTGAATAGTCAAGGGATAAGAATTTAGTCGAAACTTTAATCTTTTCACCATTGATATTAGTAACATCAAATTCCTCAGGTATACCTATCACATCTTGTACATCATCTTCAGTAACCATACGGCCAATAAATCTGAACATTTTACTGTCCTTCATTGTTGACCATAGAAATTTCTGTAATGGTTTCAGTACAAAATAGTGAAAGGCAGGTCCTTTAGAAATAACACGTACTTTCAGTGCCTCTGCTAAACCTACTAACTTCGTATCAGGTGACTCAGACTCCGCTGCGAGCATAACAACATCGTACAATTTCTTGTACTGCTCAAGCAGAGGTGTCTCATCAAGGATAGGAATGTGTCGTGATGATTTAGTAGCTAAGGGATCAACATCTATAACCAAAGGATCTTTTGTTTTTAACATTGAGAATAAACCATCCGAAGATTTGTGTATCTCATCAATAATTTGACCTACTATACCATAAGCACTACGAGTATTATTATAATCAGCCGAAGAGGAAGGAAAATAAGGTTTATATCTGTCAAAGTCCGTATAGACTTTTCCAGAAAAAATCTCATTAACCGTTCGCTTAAGCTGTGTAGTGCAGGTCTCTTTACTAATGAAGGTTTCAATCTTCTTCTCTTCCAGATCTGTCATCAAACCCCAATCATTAAATACTTCAAAACCTTCTGCAGCCTCTACACGAGGCGCGGTCAGTGTCTTAAAAGTATCAATCATCGCTTGGTTCACCTGGCGTTTTGTTGGTCGAGTCATACCTTTCTTGGCTTGACAAAGTGAGACGACTAATTCATCAAAAGAATTAGTGTCTTTTCTCTGTAAATACCTTAAAAATCTATGAGCTCTTCCTCCAAAAAGGAATTGAGCGCCAAAAATATTTGGTGGACAGGGTGATGCTGGAAGCGTTTGTGCGTTGTGATATGCACGAAACGAGGCTAGTTTATCCTTGAACATCTTCATTACATTACCATCATAAAAACTTAAAATGGTGAAGTAATGGTTATAGGTGTTTTGGGGGGAATAACCTTCTCTCTCGAAACCGAACATAACACAGATAGTGATTAACACATCTACGTTTGTTCGTACTATAGCCTGAATTTCACTGCTAAAATTCAATGCTGGAGACTTCGTCTCTTCCATGGACGTCTGTACCTGTTGTATAACAGTAGGTGCAGATGGGGTCCCTTTACAGCCGAGAGGTGCGCTAACGTTGTTTAATTTGATATTAGAAATAGTATTAGATTGAGCAGTGTTTGACATCTTCCTTTAGTTAGAGCGCTGTAAAGGAAGATGTCAAACACTG